GGTGCCCATAGGTACGTTGACCTCCATGGTGCATCCGCTTTGATTTTCAAATGTATATGTTGGCATTTTAAAGCGGGGGAGAGTCTCCCCTCCCCCGTGACACGTAACCCTATCAAGACTCCGCTTGCAACGGAATGTAGTATGTCCCGGCACCAATCGCGGCGCCCGAACTGTCGACCAGTTTGACTTTCAAACCGTAGGTAATACTCCCCAGGCTGGACGTTGTCTTAATGACAGATCCTGCACTGGACGAAGCATCTCCCTGGAATCCGATTGCAGCTTCATCATCGACAACAAATGTGATCGGTTCGTTGACTGGCTTTTGCGCCAATCTTACTTTTACTTCACTCATAATTTTGCTTGCTCCAACATTGCGAGCATGCCATCGCGATCGAGATCGTCGGGGCCGCTCTGGGTTTCAGACTTACCACCAAGATCCACGCCATTGGCACTATTAGCATAAACGCTGACAGTGCCGTCCCCCATGGATTCGACGGTGCCCTCAATCGTCACCGAGACAGAATCTCCCTGGCTCGGCATTACCGCTTCCTCGCCATCCATTAGCTGGACAGCTTCAGCGGGTATATCGATTGTGAATGGCATACTAATTATTGTCCGTAGTTAGTGGTTGAATAGACGCGAGCAATATGAAGTGGCTGAATGTTTTTCGCGGCGGTGTAAAACTTCATACCAACTTTGGTCTGCAAGTTCAGAGGATCTGACTTATCTGCACCGTTAGTGATCGTCACTGATGGCGCGAATGGACTCTGAGAGTTCAGGCTCGCACATGCGTATGCTTCGGCACCAACTACAGCAGAACCGTAGTATGCTCCATTAGACACGTAAGTGTACTGATTTCCAACAGCGGCGCGGAATGGCTGAGTGGTTTCAACAAAACGAACACCGTGCAATCGACCAATCTCGCCCCTGACAATGCTGTCGGGGTTTGCGTAATGGTGCGCTGCAATCCAGTCTCCATCGTTCATCAAATCGCGAGCGACCTGCGGTCCAACAACAGCAATATAGAATCCGTTGATTGGAGTTGCGCTCTGGATTTTTAGCGCCGTGGCGGCGTCCAAAAAGTCAGTCGCATCGACGGCACTTATCGAGGAACCCCAAGTAGTTGTGGATCCCGAGAAGATGTTATTGTCACCTGGGACCGGGTTGGATGTATCATTAATGAAAAGCTCATCGCGAATGATCGAGTCCATCTTCAGTGCAGAATCGCGACCCACTCGAAGTGTGGCTTGCTCCAGGTTGTTGAACAATTCAGTGGCGGATGCCAGATCTGAAATTGCGATTACCTGACCAAACTGGTTCAGATCAACATCGATCGAATCGATTGCCAAAGCATTTGCTGCCGGGTTAGTGCCCTCCGTAATTGCTGACACGTTTGCGGCATCACCAGCGGCGTAACGGAAAAACCGCATGGACTTGCTTCCGCTCTTCTCTGGTAGTGACTGCTTGCTTGCGAACTGATCCAGGACCAGTGTTTCTTCGATAGTGTCGAGCAGAGACTTGCTGAAGTATTTTTGCAACGCGTGTGCTGCTACGTCATTGGTCCCTGTTCCCGCTATCGTTGTTAAATTGGTATCTGCTGCCATATGTTAAATCTCCTATGTATCGGCTTCGCGGATCATTTTCAGAATTGCATTCCGCTGATCCGAGCGCGACATATCGTCGAAGCCCGGCGGACCTGTTCTCCTGGTAACGTCCCCTCCCCCGAGGTTTGTTTTTCGTTTAAAGTTATCAAGCTCGTCTTTGAGCTTTTTGTTTTCGGTTTTAATGGTTTCGAGTTTGCGAGAGTCGACGTAATACTTGGCGACTTCTACCGCATCGGCGAATCCCGTACTGTAAGTTGTCAGAGCGGGTTTGTGCTCGATTAGATGCTTCACCGCTTTATACAACTCACTGTCCGGCTGCTTTAGGTCTGGATTTTCATCCGAGAGCTTTGCAACGGACTGAGACCATTCCCGCTTAAACTTTTCGATCTCGACAGTTTTCGATGCATTCTGTTTTCGATTACGAGAGTCTTCCGCCATCTTCCTCGCCTGTTCAGCGAGATCCGGCTCCCCCTCATCCTCGAATCTCTGAGCTACCTGATCGTATACATCCGGCGAATGCTCAGTGCCCGATTGAGATAACTCCTCCGCGACTTTTACCCGCTCTTGATCTAATACGTTGCGGTCCGCTTCGACTTGCTCCCTGAGCGCTTTGAGCTGTTCTTTTTCTTGCTCGAGCTTTTTCCAGGTTTTTGCTTGTCTTGCTTCCGCTTTGCGTAACTTTTCATAGCGATTTTCGGTTTTGGAATCAGCCTCATCGGCGGCATCTTCTGTCTCGATCGGTTCCGTTTTATCGGTCTGATCATCGACTTGAACCTCTTCATTGGCAGCGACTGGTTCTTTCGCTGTAGGAGACTCTTTCTCCGGATCGGAAGTCGGCGACTCTTCCACTTCTTCGCCTGCGAGCATTCTCAAGAGAGACTCGCGATCCATTGCTTCGTCCATTATTTTTCTTCATCATCCGCGAGTAGTCCGTGCGAGACCAACGTATCGAGACAACCTATGCCGTCTCGAAAACCCGCTGCATAACCAACATTGTATTGGGCGTCAGTAGACCCACGATCAATAGACGTTAAAGACTGCTTAACTATCCACTGAAAAATTACCGTTTTAATTTTCTGGCCCAACTGGCTGCTGAGAAATTGTTCCAGGAGTTTCGCCTCCTCCCGTGTCCATACCGGACTGGATGTCTTGGGAACCATTCGGTTGAGGCGCCATATTGTCTTGAGTAGGTTGATTAAGTGCATTTGAAAGTTCTGCCACTTCTTGAGCTAAAGCCTGGGCCGCTTTGCCATCTTGCTCCTGGAACATGGCCATGTGCTGACCAAGATGCTCCTGGATTCGCTGTATCTCGACTGGATCAGTCTCAGCGTTCTGCGATGATTTAAGCGCCATGTAATCGAGCATTGTGCGAACGTGAACCGCATGATCGTCAGTGGCTTTAACCTGAGCTGGAAATCCGATTCGCATGATACCGAGCTCAACTGCCTGTTCCTCGGCGGCATCGGCTGCTTTGAAGTTGGGATCGACCAGCAATCGTTTGACCAGGCCGCTATCGTCTGCCTCGAGAACGGACTTGCGAAGCTCGAGCTGATTAACGAACGGATCCTGGGAAAACATCTGAAATCGACCGAGAGCTTTCTGATAATGGAAAGTCTTATTTACCCCATCAGCGGATCCGGATGGGATGATTTCATACTCCTGATGTATCGCTGCCTGGGGAACCTGCTCGAGTGTCTCGAGATAGAAATAGTTCAGACTGGATCCATCGAACTGGTTAAGTAGTGACCAGCATTGTTCATAGAGCTTACTTAACTGCATGCGGAATGTTCGCATGCGAAGATCAGCGGATTGGCTGAACAGGTTACCGATAGCGGATATCTCAGTTGCCGTGCGCCGTTCCTGTTTATCCAGGGACTGAGAAATACCGAAATCCGGAGTGCTAACTCGCTGTTGAGCTAAGTCCCGGTAGAGCACCATGTGCGTATCAAAACTGATCGGCGGAGACGGCATCGGTATCGGTGCGATGTCTTCTGGCAGTATCTGACCTGGAGTGAATCGGAGGTTGCTTGTATTGGGTAATGAGCGAGAGGAACGAAACAGCGGACGGTTATACAGCGTCATGGCGTCATTCTTCTCATTCAGCAGCTTGGAGAGTGCGGTCTCAAATACGGCAACCAACTCGACCACTCCTCGAGGTGAATACCAACCGGGATCTTTGACCTCGTATTGGAAAGAGATAAACGGAGGCAACCCATGATCATAGGGTATCCGCATTGGCGGACGTACAGGCTCATCTGGGTTTTGCGGTGAGTATGTATAGATCTCCCACTCGCTATCGTCATTCTGACAATATGTCTCCCAGACAATGATCTGCCTCTCATGGGCATCAGTGATTCCCTCGCGAACAGTTTGAGACTGTCGACGCGTGTCATCACCTGACTGGGAGGAGTATCCTCCAGTGATTGTCTTTACAAAGTCTTCATCCTGGTTGAAACCAACCTGGCGCCGATAGCTTTCGGGCGTGTAATGCTGAATGTGGGTAAAACGATCAGCGGTCTCAAGTGATCTGCATTGATTAGGGACAATCAGATGCATTGGATCGACACTCTCGAACTTGATTTTCTTGTGATCGAAGTCGTAAGTGGTTTTTAAAATTCCTCGGCCACTTACGAGCATAGCGTCAATGGCCGATATAATCTCATCCTGCAGATTGGATTTTTGCTTGAGCTTATAGTCAAACCACTGAGCTGCTGCGGTTGTAAGAGCTGTATTTTGATCTTTGAGAGAGACGAATGAGGCGACCGTATCCAACGCGAACAATTGTTGCACATAATACGGTTTGAGGTTCGAGATGATTGTGTCCGAAAGAGGGAAGTGGGCATCGCTTGCACCCGGCCATGGTTTGGACTTGCGTCTCAAACCGTGATGCCTGAGATCGTAATACATTTGTTGACGGG